TTAAGCCAACGCGCCGTTGTCCTCCAGCTTTTCCACTTCACATAGTTCTTCCCAATCCTCACGATTTCCGCATCTGCGAAGGTAATCGTGACCACCGTCCACGGCGCAGGAGCCACAGCCGCAAAACTTGAAATCATGGACAGTCTTACTTTCGATAACATCTCCGCATTTCTTGCATCTGATCGCGTTCCTGATAATTTTCGGCATGATCATTCCCTCTTTAGCGCATTTCTGATTTTCTCTTTTTCCCCGCTGCCATCTGTACGGAGGCGCAGCAGCGGGACGGCGCACTTCTCCAGAATGGAGTTTTTCTTTATATCTCGTTCTGCCTGCTTGCTCCCCGCTTCGTGAAAGCCAGTCCCGTCTACTTCAATCGCCAGCATAGGCTGCTTATCAATCTGATTGAACAGCAAGAAATCCACATGGGTCAATGGATTGCGGGCATATTTGTTCTCTTCCTCTGTCAGTGGCTCATAGTCCTTCACCAGCGTTGCAAGAGAAACATGTACCGCACAACCGATGGAGGAAAATTCCTCATCGGACAGCACTTCCTGAATCACGGAGTACATAAGGTTTTCGGAATCATACTCCGATACCCGCTTATGTTTTTGCAGATACGCTCTGCGTTGCTCGGCATAGCCCTGATAGAGCATATCAAATACGGAGTAGACCTGGCTCTGAATAACCTCAAAATTGTTATATTCGATGTACCGCGTTAGGTCGCCATAGTTGGTTTGGTCATTGCGTGGGTCCTGCGATGTGACCACCGCCAGCGAATGAACCGCGCGGGAAACCGCCACATTCAGCATATGGGGATCATCCACGAAATCCGTGATGACATTGTCGACTGAGGTCAGAATGATAGCATCCTGCTCCCGCCCCTGAAACTTGTGGACGGTGTCCACCTCATAAGTATCTCCCAGCTGCTTGCGGATGGCTGTCACCTGATCCCGATACGGCGTAATAATGCCGATGCTCCGGAAATTTTGCTGATGCAGCCGCGGAAGCACCTCCTGCTGGATGACATCGATCTGGCGCTGGTTGAGATGCCCGCGGGCGTGATTACCGGCAATCGTCCGGTACATGGTCAATACATCCGGCTCATCATGGTCTTTTGTCATAACGATCAGCTGTCCGTGGTAGAACTTCTGATTGCAGAAGTTGATGATTTTGGGGTGGCAGCGGTAGTGTTCCCGCAGCAGCGTAACAGGTGCATCCTGCCATATTTCCAATGCAGAGGACAGCAAACTGTGGGTAGAAAAGCGATAACGCTCATCCAAGGAATACTTCTGCCAAATGGCATCGCTGGTGCGAATGTCATCCTCTGTCAGCACATTGGGGAGCTGCTTCAAGTCCCCGACAATTACGATATTCCGCGCACAGGAAAATGCCAGCACCCCTGTGGCTAAATCGACCTGTGAGGCTTCATCCACGATCAAGTAATCGTAGATATGATCGATGCTCAGCGTTCCTTTGATGGAATAGGTCGTGCTAAGCACCACCGGATACTCGCGGGTAAACTCTTCGGGATTTCGGCGGAAATCATTCTTTTCAAAGCATCGTCTATTATTCCGCCAATGATACCGTGTTGCCAGCTCCGCCCGGAACAGCCGCAGGGACTTCTGTGTGAGCTCGTCCATCTTTGCATCAAAAGCGTAGTGTTCCAGCTTGCGGTTCAGTTCCTGCTTTTCGACTTCCAGTTCCCGCCTCTTTACAGAATAGAACTGACTCTGCAAATAGGGAATGACCAGTTCCGGGGAATGAAGGAATAATTTGAGTGCATTACGATTGAAGCGGAACATGATGGAGAGCTTTTGCAAAAGACCCAGTCGGGTTTCGTGCTCCGCGTGCTGTTCAAATTCCATCCAAAGCGCAAGGATCTTCTGCGAGGACAACTTGTCCAGGCTCTCCATTGGCACATCACTGTAACTTGCGTAATATTCCTCAAAATAATGCTGCTCCGGGTTTAGCCGCAAGAACTCCTGCTCAATTTCCGCAATGCGGTTTTTAGCATTGAGCATTTCGTTCAGTTCTTTGGAAAGCGCAGTCGTTTCCCGGTCTAATTGCTGTTGCTCCTCCGGCGGCATTTCCCAATCGCTCATATTCGGATAGGCGCCTGTCTGTGCATCCAGAAACCCCTCTTTGTTGGCAAGGCTGCCGAGAAACGCAGTCAGAAAAGCTGAATTTTTCTTCTCCAGCTTTTCCACAACATTACGCGTTGCGGAATTGTTGTTGGAGACAACCGCCACGGTTTTTCCACTGCGGACAACATTGGCGATGATATTCAGAATCGTCTGTGTCTTTCCAGTACCCGGAGGCCCCTGAATGATACTGATTTTGGAGGAAAGTGCCCGCTCCACCGCCAGCTTCTGACTCTGGTTCAAGCCAAACGGATAAATCACAGCCTCCGGCATCTGGGGTGCTTTGACTTCTTTCTGCGGTGCAAGATAGCTTGCCAACACGGTATCCTCGCTGACCTGCTGGATCTTGTCATACTGCATGCTTAGAATGTTGATACCGTTTTCCGCCACCAGACTGATTGCAGCGGCAGTCTCCTTGAAATATTGGAATGTTTCTTGATTTTTACCGTCTGTCAAGCAATTTTGCTGGAACTGCACTTCGCTCCTACGGAATGATAAATCTCTCTTTCCGTTGCGGACAATACGATAATACCCACTGAAGTCGAGAATCTCACCAATTCCGCTGATGGTTTGCCCGTTTACGGTGACAATCACCCGTGCAGGGTCGATTTTCTTTTTCAGAGGCAGGATCTCCACATTGCTACTCTGAAAGCTGTATGTCTTATTGAGCGCACTGGTATAGACGACCTCGCACTTCCCGTCATGGAACTGAAGGCTCGCAACCGAGTCCGTCTGGTCTTTTCCTTTTATGATAATTAAGCGCTTTCGTGCGTCCATAGGCAATCCTTTCACTTAAGAATGCGAGCTATTGACTTACGGGTTGTCCGCCCACATCTCGCACTGGCTCATGACAGTCTGAACGGCATCATCCATACCCTCTGACGGGTACTTATGCTTTTTCAGCTATCTTTTTACCAAGCAACGCATCCCTTGAGGAAACAGCCAACTCACATGCTCATGGTGTTTTGTTTTCGATTTCACTCTTCAATGCTTCAAAAGTCTTCTTCCGGTCAGCGTGCTCTAAGCGTAATATCGCTAAAAGGCACATTTGGTAAACCTCGTCATACCAAAATTCCAATTGCTCTTTTGCCAAATCCCCTATTGGCTTTTTAAATTTAGGGCTTTGAGGATCTGCATTATTGTGGCGAATATGAAAGTTGTTGAACGCATAGAACAAGTCACGGGCAAATGTTTTATCAATTCTTTCGAGGTTTATTCTCTGCGGTTCGAGCAAATTCGCAAGATCAAGCAAAGTCGCTTTCTTTTCTGCCAGATTTCCTTTCATCGAATAATGGTTATAGGAAATCAGTCTATACGACAAGCTCTCTGGAATAAATTCACTTTCGGCAACAGCTATTGCAGCAGGGTCTTTCTCCACAAAAATAGTAAGACCATTCTGTTCCGCCTGCATATATCCAATCTTTTCAATCACCTGACTAATTTGCTGCAGATAGAATTGAACATTAATAAGTTTTGTTGGCATATTCCCGTATCCATAAGGATAACTCAAGGGAACACATTGGTATGCCATAAGTAGGTTTTCAATATATTCGCACAACGAAATTAAATGGTCAATATTGAAATTAGTCGGATCTTTTTCAAAATGAAATCCATGCAAATCATTAAATTCATCTAACGAAAGACATGTCCCTCTAAAGTGAAAAGCGATAAAATATGTGCTGAACTCATCGTAAGCGGATATCCAGCTTGTGTTTGACACTTGAATACTACGATCATATAGCATTCCATAAAGTTTTTGATATTCTACCTTGACATCTATCTTTGCATCTTTTAAAATCTGGGCAAAATTTCGTCTCATGGATTCACCTGCTTTCATTTGTAGCTTATCCGCTCATAAGCATGCAGGAATCATTTATCGCTTTAACCCGTATTGCGGGTCAACTATACCCCCAACACCATTTTGCATTACCAGAAATCAAAAATTTGTGCTTAGCCAATCGTTCAAAAGTTCCACACTGCAGATACCTGCATTATACAAAATTTCAATAATATCTCTGCCGGAAATGATTACAATAGGATGCTCATCTTCGATGATTTCTTTGTAGGCTTGATCTCCAACATATGATGTGGTCACAAAAATCCCAAATTGTCGATGTTTGATTCTTGAAATTAAACGTGATGTTTCTTTTACACCCACCGCATTACTTATTTTGTATCGCTTAGCTTCTAATGCAAATTCCAGTTCAATACCATTCACTATCGTGCCTACACGGTATTTTCCAGCGGCATCTCTACCACCATCTCGAGTACGCCGCGTTGCTTCAATGCTGATAATATTGGAATCCATAATTTGCGCAACTTTACAGGCACAAGCTTCAAATGCATACGGGTCTGCAAAATAACTTATCAATGTTTCCAACATTTGATACTCCAGACTACCGGGAGCGGGAAGCTGCTCGTTTGCCTTTCGATATTGGATTGGGTTTTTTTCTGTTATCAATGGCTTATATTCATTTTTATCGACCCAGCACAGCCATGCCTTAGGCGCGTACTGGCTCTCGTATCCATGGTCATTTTCTAAATCCACAAGCCATCGCCTATCGATTTGGGGGATATTAAGTATGGTGAATGTAGACTTATAGTTCTGATACCGCCCCTCCTTGTTCTGCGCCCAAACAGAAACTAACGCATCCTGCGAATTCATTCGCCTATCACCAGGTACGGCAAGTCCACAAAATACCACATCCCTACCGCAGTATTTCTGGAATATGAATACTGGTGCTATTTGTTTTCTTTGACCAACGGCAAGCTTGGCAAAGATATTCTGTAAAAATAAATTCCCTCCGAATTTCGTTTTTGTCATCGGATTGCCGGCTTTTCTGTTATCTCCCCAGTATGTAAAACGTCCAAGCGTTCTATCGATTTCATCACGCCATTCGATTTCCTCTCCAGTTGTATAAATACATACATAGGCCACATCTTTCGCCTTTTTTCCGTTTTCACCCAGTTTCATGCATTTCCTAAAACCGCCAGAATTGCCAACATGCATTACCTTCGATAACACTTCACTTCCGAGATTCTTGGCGGTTCCACCTTCGTAAACTGCATCTACGAGCAAATCAGCAGTATCTATCTCAGTAAATGGGATGCGTAAAATTTTCTCCATAGGGCATACCCTTTCTAAAATTCGCTTAACAATCCCCTGCCTATCCTCTTTATAAGTGGAACGACTAAGGCATTGCCCATGCAAAAATATCGTATTCTTTCAGGCATTCCTGTATTTGTCCAGTCATCCGGGAAACCATTTAATCGTTCGCATTCAATTGGAGTCAGCACCCGTAGGCGACCAGTCATCAGGTCCCGTACGACATGAGAAGTCCGGCCCACCTGGGATTCTGAGGTCAGCATCGTTCTTGAGGGCTTGTCCAACGATTCCGGAAATTGAACGCTGCCCTCGGAAAAACAATACTGACTGCCATCTCGCCGCTGCCGTTTCTCACGCTTTGCCCCCTTGGAGTAGGTCCATCGGGGCATATCTTCGGTGCGAAGGAAATAGTGCTCATCCACTGGACCTGTCTCTAACATGTCCTTTAGAGGTGTGGCTTCTATTCGCTGCGGAGTCACACCAACAGAGTATATCCGTCCGTTCATCATAACGCCAGCGTTATATAAATATACCCGCTGGTTTCTTGAAACAGTTGAAATATCAGCATATTCTAATTCATCGATCCAATTTTCGACATATGACCTGCTATGACTTTGAACAGGAAACGCTTTTGCTAAAATACCATTCTCCATAATATGCTTGTGCATAGACTTAAGGCCTTGCACACATACCACTTCTGCAAAATTGCGAAAAATCTCCGTCTGGTCATGATAGGCTATGATAAATGTCCGCCGCCGTCGTTGAGCGTATCCATATTCAGCAGCATTGATGACTCTCCATTCTACGGCATAACCTTTCTCGTAAAGGCATCGTAATATGATGGAAAAATCCCGACCAGGCTGTTTAGCCGGAGAGCGGATCAGCCTGTCCACATTTTCCAGCAACACATACTTTGGCCTTTTTTCTCTGAGGATATCATCTATTTGCCACCAGAGCGCACCCTTAGCCCCCTCGATTCCTGCTGAATTTTTCTTCATGACGGAATAGTCCTGACATGGGAATCCGCCGACAAGCAAGTCATGGTCAGGTACATTGATTTTAGCTTTGGCGATATCTTGGCAAACATGGTACTTTTGACTGCCAAAATGCGCAGCATAGCACTCAAAAGCATACTGCTCTCGCATAGACGGCTCCCATTGGTTTGCCCATATCACTTTAAACTTATCAGACGCAGCTTCCAGGCCTAAGCGAAAACCACCTACGCCTGCAAAAAGCTCTACTGTTCTGATAGTCTCCATAAATGGTAACTCCTATGTAAGTCGCTGGCATCACTCTTCATAGTCAATGGTTTCTTGCGCATCTGCGCTATCTATCAGCTGCGCAAGGATGACTTCCTCAATCGTAGCAACACATGTCGATAAGTCTTTGATGACTTCTTTTTCCCAAAAGTGAATGGGGACCCATCCATCCTGCATCAACAGTTGGTCATCCCGAAGGTCGCGAGCCATGTTTTCTTCGATTTTTTCGATCCAATACTCACGATTGCTCTTAAGGCGTGTCTTCCGGTTTTCCCAATCTTTTCCGTGCCAAAACTCGCCATCGACAAAAACAGCGATACGATGCTTGAGGATTGCAATGTCGGGAGAACCGGGCAACTTCTTATCATTTTTACGATAACGATAGCCCTGATGCCAAAGCGCTTTTGCTAAAAGCGTCTCCGCCTTGCCGCCCTTCAGTTTAACCTTGGACATACGCTTTCGGGTCTCAGGAGTGGAGTCGTACGATTTGGGGTGTTTCATGAATTATCGATATCGATGCCAATCACCCAAACGGGCGTTCTGAAGAGCCTTTTGTTATTCTTAAACAAATCAACAGCCTTAGAGAATGTAACAATTCCTTTACTCAGTTTTTTCTCCAATTCACCAGTTGCCGTTATATAGATATAATAGTCGATTTCACCGTCTACAGCCGAGCCCATCAACCGCAAAAGATCATGCTCCGCAAGAGCCCAATTTCCAAACTGTATTTCGCCAACAATTGTATATCTGTTTTTTTGATGACTTATATTTTTGCCTAATGTTCCACCCAAAGACGCAATTTCTTCGCGCCATTCGCATTTGCTATAGGTATCCCCACTGGGTTTAAAAACGCGCTTGTTGATAGTTTTTAAGATTTCCTCTCCATCATACCTTCCTGGATTTCCCACAAACGCATTCCGTAATTTTACAATATTATACTCTTCATCAAAAAGTGAAAAATCAAAACCTTCTTTCCCTTTTGACAGTAACGCTCCGCAATCAACGCAAGTTTCTTTATGAATTCCAGATATGACGTTCATTTTTTCTCGCAACGCTCCATTTAACTCTTTCGCATCATAGCCGGAACGGGCAACTCCTCTATCCTTATGTGTTTTGGGTGTCAGGTTATATATTTGCGTCAGCCATGCGTTGACACCATCCTCAAGTAGACCACCAGCAGCATCTTTAATTGATGGCAAAAGTAGTTCTGCGTTATCAAAGAAATATTTATCTGCTATTCTTAATCTAACAGCTTCCATGATTCTCCTCCTTGATTTGTTCCGCAATATATGTATTATTGAGCCAGAAACACTGCTTGGTCATCATGCGACCATCAGGCAATGGCAACTTATCTGAAGCATCTTTCCCATGGGGTCTCACATGTGCAACGGGGCTCTCGGTCTGCTTCGGCAGATCATTGCTCACCCCACAAGGCGTCTGGATCAGCTGGACGCCTCTACGAATCGTTTGAACAGTCCTCTCCCAAACATGATGCACTTCTTCAAGGTCATCATTTGGTATATTCCAGAACATGACGCGGTCAAATACATACGCTCCGTCACCCCGTTCCTGGAAAATAACGAACATGAACTTTGTAGGCGCCAAATAGTTATAGAGTTCCGATTCTTCCCAAACATCCTCCTGACTTAGCTCAATGAAATCAAACGTGGGAAAGGACATGCTTTCCTTGATTTTACCGTTGCTTTGGACTCGGATGGTTTTCGGGACAATGCCTGCCTTTTGGAACTCTTCCGTATAGGCAATGCGACCTTTGACATCCAACATCCTCGCCAGAAGGATTTCGTTGAGGCTCTTGGCCTTGCTGTCAACACCAAAATGTGCCTTGAGCTCGTACTGAGTCATTCCGTAGTAGGGCTTGACCTTGTCGATAATATATTCTTCAAAAGTTTTGGCGTGTAGCACATCTGCGGATTTGATGATACGCGGGCTCTCCGCATTTCCAAATATATACTTGTTGAGGATCTGCGTCATGTACGATGATTTCAGAGAATATGCCCGCTGTTTTGCAGGAAGCTCTGAAAATGGTTGCTGCCGGACGCTGGATGCATTGGCTCCCTTTGTACAAGCTGCAAGATAGAGTGTGTCACCCTCCGAGAGTTCGTGGGCTCGGCCTTCGCGTACCTTTTCCATGATCGTCTCCCAGTCATGCTCAATGATGGCCAGGTCCTCTTCCGGGAAACTAAACAAAACGGCCTCATCTATCCGAAAATCACCCTTGGGCCGATCTGCAAGGTGCTCATAGGACATGAGAAGCATGGTGTTGCATTTATGCCAAAAGGCACTGGTTTGGAAGGTCTTATCGTACTCCTCCATATAGTTGATAATATTGCAGACCAGCCGTTCCTTGGCACGGATCCCGTTTTTTCCACGCAGGTAAGGCGTGACCTTCAGTTCTACGCCAGCCTCCGGGAAGTCTGGCTCGGACTCAGAGTTGGGCGTGTAGCCAAACCAGCTCTCTTCGATAACAGTTCCGATAGCACCTTTGCCTGTGGCCAAACGACCAGTTTTATCGACATTCCGAAGCGGGATGCCCTTGATCTCCTGCGCACGCCGCAGGATCGATTCTCTGGTCACATACTGTGTTCCCTCCACTGCTTCCAACTCCTTTTCTATGATCTCATTATGAACGACCATGGGTCTTGCGCATTGCTGCGCAAGACCCATGGATATCATTCTGATTTTGATATAGCTTATTTTTCTTCAGCTATGATCGTATCCAGAACTCTACCCATTCTGGTTATCATCGGTACGACCAGGGCGTTGCCCATGCAAAAATATCTCATTCTATCAGGCATGCCTGTATTCGTCCATTCGTCGTCAAACCCCTGAAGGCGTTCGGCCTCGACTGGGGTCAGTAACCGAAGGCGTCCTGTTCCCAAATCTGACACAACATGCGTGGAACGGTTGAGCGTGGACTCGCTGGTCAGCATCGTACGGCCAGGTCTATCCCACGGGTCAGGGAAGGCAATGGGACCTTCTGAGAATGTATACTCATGACCATCTGCTGTTTTTCTTGGGATTTTCTTTGCACCTTTAAGATATGTCCATTTGGGCATTTTCTCGTTAGTAATATAGAATTTGTCATCAACATTCTTCTGCAGGATTTTTCCAAGGGTAATTGGTTTTTCCTCCTGCTCAATTACTTTCGCTGTATAAATTCTATCTTTGCGCATATAGCCTGCGGCTTCGAATGCGAAGGCAAAGTTATCGCTCACATCTACGATGTCACCGCCGATAACCGTCTCCGTTATCCGCCCCATGTTTTGAATGGGGAAGGCTTTCGCCATAAAGCCACCATCTTTGATGATCATATCTGCAGATATGTCGGCCATCTTCTGTCCATAAATCGTGTCGTTTCTGTATGCGAAGATGAATGTCCTGCGACGACGCTGCGCTGCACCGTATTGTGCTGCATTAACAACTCGCCACTCCACACTATAGCCTTCCTTGGCAAGACACGCAAGAATAACGCCGAAGTCACGTCCCCTCTGTTTGGCCGGAGATTTAAGTAATCTATCAACATTCTCGAAGATGCAGAACGGTGGTTTTTTTGCGATGATCGTATCTCTTATCTGCCACCACAGTACGCCCTTTTTACCTTCGATACCATGAGAAGACGACAGTGTGTGTGCCACACTATAGTCCTGACAAGGGAAGCCCCCCACGAGAAGTGTATGGTCGGGAATGGCCTGCTTGTCCATCGCGCTGATGTCTTCTCCAGTATGAAATTCATTATTCAGGTCTGGACTGTCTCCAAAGTGCTGCACATAGCAGTTGTGTGCCCATTGTGTCCTTGCACCGGGTTCCCACTGTGAGAACCATGTGGTCTTCCAGCCTGATTCAAGTCGGTCGAATCCCAATCGGAATCCGCCGACACCTGCGAATAATTCGCAGATAGTCTTTTGCATAATAAAGCCCTCCTTTGACCGTCATGCGGTCAGCTCGCTTATTTTTCATAGACCGAGCCGTAGCTCATGTTAGCACCGGCAGACGCCGGATCGTTGGTCTATATTTACTATATCACAGACTTCTTCAGAAATCAGCAATAACTTCTCATTTTCGTTTTCAAGATGGTATTGTTTATTATCCGTTATCAATCAAAGCCTTGAATCGTTTAATAAGTATCAGCATATTTAGAACCATAACAAATACCAAATAGTATTCAACTATGCTAATAATAATCTGCGCCCAACACTTTATACTATCAGGCAAAAAGATAATCGCCAGCGAAATTATTAGGGACATCATACATAAAACTATCTCCAGCAAAACTGTAGACGCAGTTTCTTTTAGGACTTGCTCATACAGTTTTCCAGTTTGTTTCGATGTATCTTTGCTTACCAGGATGGATAACATCGCAAAAAACGCAGAAATTAGAATGGATAAAAATACAGATAGATGCTCTGCTAATTCACTTGTGAGCACAGTAACCTGCACCAGTGCAGTGGATAAAAGCACGGGCACTCCCCAGAATAGCCACAGGTGTTTTCTTGCATCAGAAAATATCGATATATAATCTTTAAAAATTTTTTTGATATTTAAATAATTAGTTCCTGCTTTAAAAATATAGACAAACAGAATCGTCAAGGAAAGGATGAACAGTGCCATAGGTGATACACATGCCTTCAACACTTTCACTATCGTCTCAATTATCAACACCATTCACTCCCTAACTTAAAACTTATTTGGTAAATGCTCAATGTATTCTTCGGCGACCTCAAGCATATGGGTTTCAAAATTAGGGAAATCGATTGTACCGTCCGGCAGCAATAGTTCATCAGGGAGCGCTTCTTCGACAGACAACTCATCTAACCCATGAAGATCTATCGTCCGTAGTCTGTCTCCAATCTTTACTACCATTTTTGTCTCAGGATAATCGTGGTTATCAAACGTGAAGAAATTATATTTTGCCTCTGCGACGTGTCTCAATTTTGCTTTCATCTGGTTGGTGATTTTGATTGGTACCAGGGTACGTTCTTCGCGGCCGTATCCTGCGCCATAAAGTTTATCAGCTGTATCATTGCTTTGAACATTTCGTGCTAATTTGATTTTTTGTATCATGCCACTCTCAAATAATTTTTTTAGATAAAAGTCCGGGGCCAGATTTTGAGTTCTGAAAGTTAGTCCCAATTTTTTTGAAAAGAATTCTTGCATCGCCTTCGTTGTTACGGTTTTTACGCCATAGATTCCAATTTCCTGAAAGAGAATAAGTCCTCTCTGCGCCTTACTTATCTCAGTATCTTTTGGAATGACCACTACAACATAAAAAGGTTTGACATCGGCCTCATCCCGACTCTTTTTGTGAACTGTACTTTTGGTCTTTCTGTTTACCAATTTAGATGCATATCCATAATACCCTGCGTAAACAGTAAAAATCAAATACCGATATGTGTCCGTTTCCCCTTGGTTCGTGCTATTAAATGAGCAATTGAAAAGCTGTTGGCGGACTTCTTTATCATCTACATCCGTGTTGGCACCAATGAAGTCAACGATTAAATCGAACGCGGATGTATATTCATAGGTTCGCTCTTCTCCGTCTTGTAAACGATTGATGATGACTTTTTCGTTGAGCGGTAATGTTTGTTCTGGATTTTTCCCCTTCCACTTCTTAAAAGAGAAACTATATGCGCGTAAACTCAGTTTTTGTAAAAAAGCCATACCTCACTTTTCTCCTTTACTTTGTATACTCTAAATAATTTCTATGGTAGAAGCATCCAATCCAGTCCCCACGCCACTTTTAGGCCACAGGTGTAGGAGTAGTCAAGAAATAACCGGCTCTCCTACACCTTTTTCGACCTCTAATCACTACTTATGGATCTGCGCAAGTGCTTCTTTCAGCTTGTCAAATCCGAACATTGCCGCATAAGCCACCATGAATGCGAGGACCACCGCGGCAAACACCATATACCACACAACAGCGATCTCCTTGATGGAACAATATGCAAAGAAAGCGCCGAGCGTCAGCACCAGCGAAACGATCATCGCCAGAGCATTCGTCGGCAGCTTGTCCCAGGTTACTTTCTTGAGTACCTGTACCACAATGTTCGTCAGCACCACCAGCACGCCAATGATGCTGATGATGACAGACCAGTTCAGTACACTCTCCATATTCTTTTCCTCCTGTTATCCCGCTCCGTCTTCGGGCGGAGTAGAGTTTCCCTTGTCAGGCCATGAGTTGTTCTTGCTCAGGTTTTCAAACAGCGCCTTGAGACCGTAGATCAGCACCACGCCGATGATCTCCTTGAGCGCGACCTGTGACAAGGCCTCTGCGATCTGCTCCCGTCCGAGCAATGCAAGGATATAGCTGCACCATACCCATGCAAGTCCGTTGAGAATGCAGACCCACACGATAATCTTCATCGTGGTGACCTTGAACCCTGCTTTGGAAGAAGACGGGGGGTCCTTTTCAGGAACACCCCCATCCCCCTCCAAAATATCAGTGAACGGTTCTGCTTCTTTGCAGGCTTTCATTTTCTCGGAAAGGCCGATGCCCCACCTGCTCACAGCGCCGCCACCTCCTTCTTATCCTCGTCCTGAAGGAAGTCTCGTTTCTTCAGCCGGACCTTATACACCTCTCGAATGTTCTCAATGGCAATTTCCGCGCGGCTGTTTGGATACTCAGGGTTCTTTTCGCAATAATGCTCGTACTTGTCGATATACCCAAGTACCTCTACGAATTCTTCCTTCGTATGACGGATCGGACGAAGCAGCTCATTGTTAAAGCGAAGGATCGCCGCTCGCCAGTCATCGGCCCGGCCTTGATCATCCGTTTTGATATGTGAGTCCAGCTTTTTCTCGATCTCGTCGAGGCGCTTTGAAATGTCAGCATTGATCGCCTTGCCAATGGCTTTAGCGAGTGCTGACCAGGGGTTGATTTTGACGGGGGCGATTTGCACCAGGGTCATAAGGATCAGGAGCAGACCGCCCCCGCCGGCTAAAATCTCTTGAATAGTCACATCTCAATCCTCCGGTGCGTTCATTCTGCCTTGAGCATGGCGATGAGCTCCTGATACTCGCTTTCGGTCAGCTTGCCGGCTGCGAAGAAAATGTCGATCTTTTCCTCAAGGCCGTTGGTCTGGCCGCGCTCGATCATGCGCTTCAGAGTGCGATACAGCATAGTCGTTTTCCTCCTTTCTCAATTATTCCGAGAGACCCAGCTCAAGCAGGGTCAGTCGGTATTCGTGATCCACGCTCATCGCGTCCGTATCCTGGACGATGGAGTCTGTGTTTTTCTGAGCGCGGAACAACGCATCGTTACTGCGGTCGACCTCATTGTCCTTACCCTTTGCAAGGTAGGTGTCGTAGTTCTCCCGCACGCTGGCAGCAAGTCCGGGCCAACTCTCGACCTCAACGCAGTATTCGTCATACTGGAACCCGTCAAGACCTTCCTTGTCCTCGGCATCCTTAGCGATCTTGCACGCCTCCACATTCTGGTAGAGACGGACAAGACTTCGTTTGGTACCGGGGATCTCTTCCACAGTAAAGCTGCCGGGGTTGACCATTCCCTGTACTTTCATGAAAATCACTCCTTTTTATGCCGCCTGGTATGGCGGATATAATGCCTGAAGTCTTCTGCACTCCTTTCGGACGACTTTCTTCAGTGCAAACATCGTCTTGGGCTGGTAATGCCTGTCCAAAACCTGCTGATGATTGCATTTGCGAAGCTGTCCGAGCCGTGAGATCAGCCCCGAAGCCCTCTTGAACGAGATGACTCGGTTCCTGTCTCGACGGTAGTAGTAAAGATGAAGCGATTGCTTGAGCCGGAATAGATTGTGCTTTCGCAAGATCGTGTAACCGTGTCCGAATCGGTATCCCAGAGCTGATGGTAAGCGCGGACGGCGGTGCCGCTGCTTTTTCTTCGGCAAAGCCTGATGCGCTCTTTCAACCTTGGGCGTAAACCCGACGCGGAATATCTGCCAGTTACCTTTGATCTTCATTCCGATCTCGGCAAGCCACTTCTTGATATCCTCCAGCAGCTTCCTCAGCTTTCGCTTGTTGGAACCGAAGATCGTGAAGTTGTCCATCTGCCGCAGATAGTGTGATACGCCATACTGCTTTTGATGGATCATCAGGTCTAAGGGCTGGAGTGTCAAATGGAGAAACCATGCGGAGAAGAATGCGCCGATGAGGACTCCGTATTCCATAATGGCGTCGCACAGCCAAAGCGTTTCGGTGTCCTTGAACACCCGCTTCAAGGCTTCGATGACATACGGCGGATCAAGCTCCTCAAAGCAGTGGTAGATGTCGCACTCGCAGCAATACTTGGTGCCCTCTACATCGTTCTTCATCCACTTCTTCAATGCCTTGACGCCGTAGGAGTTCCCTCGGCCGGGGACGCTTGCGATGCAGTACCGGTCCATGCTCCGCATAATGTGCGGGATCATCGGCTGCACAACAGCGTGGTGAACATATTGGTCCGGCCACAGAAGCGGCTCGTTGATGTCTCTCCATTTGCCTTTACCGCTGTCCGCGTTGCGGTCCCAGCGCCGTCGCTTGAGGGGAGGGTGCATGTGCTCGTCTCCGTCGACCAGACCTTGGATGAATGCTCGGAGCTTCTCCACATATTCATCCATATTATTTTCGATCTTAATGACCTTTTTGTTCAGGCTGTGATTGCCGTTTCGCCGATGGCCGGCGTTCACTTCCTGAATTGCCAGACGAAGGTTTTCGTCAGATATGATCTCTTTGTAAACTCGAACTCGTTTCATCAGGGATGTTTTTCCTCCTTGTAGCCTCACAACCGTTCCAGCGCCGCGGGGTGTTCCAAGGCGAGACTTGGCCCGAAGTGTACTAAGCTGTGTCCTGTCGGCTTTTCTTCAGCAAGTGCTGTGCGGTCAACCGTGCGATATAGAAAGGGTGAGGAACCCCTACTACCAAATGGAGGGTTAGCCTGTGGCTTAGCAAGGATGCGACAGCCGATGTTGTCGTTCGAGTTCGACGTTCTGTTGTAGTTGACGTAGAACGGACCGTGATTCTGGTTCTGGTTATAGTTACCGCCATGGTACAGGCACGGGTTACTACCGTTGAAGTTCCAGTTATCCGGGACCATCGTCTGCTGCACAGTTGACCCCAAATGTAAAATTATTGTTTTCTTAAAAATATCAGTGAAATGCAAGGGGAAGGGGCTGCGGCCCCCTCACCCCTGCACCCCTACCTCTTCAGGGGAACAGTCACGCCGCCTTTGGCGGGCGTTCCTGGAGGCGACAGCCGATGTAGCCGCCCGAGCTCGACGTTCTGTCGCAGTTGACGTAGAACGGACCGTGATCCCGGACCTGGCCAAAGTAACCGCCATGGCACAGGCACGGGTAACTACCGCTGAAGTTCCAGCCATCCGGGACATAGGTCGTTTGACTGCCGTTTGCTGCGCTCGGGAACAGCGCCCATTCAAGACCGCTTGCTGTCGGAATGGTGAAGTCGGACGGATAGCCCGAAGAGGGCGTGCCGACCAGCGTGCCATTCGCGCTGTCGCTGAAGTTGTTGGGATTGCTGATGACATTCAGGCCGTTATTGTTGTAATAGCAGCCGTCCATCCAGTCATAAACATTGTCCCACCAGCCTTCGATGTTGCGATACTGCGTGAAGCCGTAGCTGTCGCGGCTTGCCGCGGTCGTACCGGTGTGGTAACCCATCGCGTCGGTCTGACCGTTGTTCATCTTGGAACCGTTCGTAGAGCAGCCTCTGCCGATGCGCTCGCCGTTCCAGTCGGCAAACTCCACAAGGAACAGCATGTTCACATACCAGAACTGAGCGAAATCCATCTGCCAGAAGTTAGCACCGAGGTTATGGATGCCGGTTCTCGCCTGGCTTCTCGTGATGTTTACCTGCTGAGCGGCGCCCGTGGTGGACTTATAACCGCTGGCGCAGTGATAACGGCCGATGTAGGAGTAGTCCAGCTCGCCAAGGCCGTCTCCGCGGTCCCTGTTTACAGGGTCAACGGAGAAGCCCTCGACATAACCGTCCGCGATCTGGAGCTTCAGCTTCTTGCCAGTCTTCGTCCACTTGAACCAATACTTCGGCTCTTTGACTTCAACACCGCCGCTGCGGGTTTCCTTCACCATGCCGGACCACGGCATCAGGTTGTCGAAGGGAGAAGAGCCACTGCCGTTGTTTACTGCGGGGTTCGGTTCAGCAAAGCCGGCCGCCGCGTCCGTGCGCTTGCCTCTGGTGGAGCCGCCGCTTGTCCAATCCCACTCAACGCCGTAGATCGTGACGAAAGTGGCCGTCACATTGACCGTCGTATCAGAAGCCGCCTTGTAGTTCGTCCCCTCGGCGACCTTGACGGTGATCTTGGCCGTGCCGGTTGTGTCATTCACGCTCTCAACGGTCACAACGCCGGTGTTTTGATTGATGGATTTGATCTTCGCGACGCTCGTGTTGTTCGAGGTGGCTGTGATCGTACCATTGCCCTTGCGGTTCACCGTAAAGGTGGCTGTCTTGGCGCTGCTCTTCAGCACGATGGAGCTCGGCGAATTGGTCACGCTGTTCGCGGCCTTGCCGATCGTCCACGATGCTGTCTTGCCTCCGGTGCTGCCATCCGACCACTTGTAGTTGGAAGTCGGCGTAAAGGTAGCGCTGTAAGTGCCTGCGTTGGTAGCGGCCGTCACGGAAACGGTCATCTTTGCCGAGTCATAGGCGGTGTTCCACGAAGGAGTCTTCGGGTTGCCGTCATAAGTCAGCGTGCCGTTCTGGGAGGGGACCGCCGCGATGGTAGCTCTGCCGATGGTCCACTTGATGGTCTTTGCCGCGGTCGTACCGTCCGTCCACATACCCTTCTTCAAGGTAAAGGTCGCCGTGTAATCGCCGGCATTCGTCTTGGCGGATACGCTCAAAGAGGAGTTCTCATTGTCGAAATTCTGCCACTTCGGCGTCTGGGCGCTGCCGTTGTAGGTCAGCGTACCGCTCTGCGAAGGAATGGAAACGAGAACCGAGATGATCGTCCACTTCACTTCCTTGGCGCCTGTGCTGCCGTCGGACCACTTGTAGTTGGAAGTCGGCGTAAAGGTCGCCGTGTACTCACCGGAAGCCGTACCGGAGGTATCGCCGCCAATGGTCATCTTGTTGGTGTCATAGCCGTTCCAGCTCGGTGTCTTGCTCGTGCCGTCGGCAACAAGCGTTCCCGTCTGCGTCGGCAGAGCCGAGATGACAGCGCGGTCGATCGTCCACTTTACGCGGGCTTCATCCGTGCCGTCCGGGAACAGATAGCCGTAGGACAGCTTGAAGATCGCCGTGTAACTGCCTGCGTCAGAAGCGCTCGTAACGCCGGAGATCTCCATTTTGAGTGGATCGTAGCCGTTCCAGCTCGGCGTCTTGTCCGAACCGTTGTAGGTCGGGATGTTCGTCTGCGTCGGAACGGCAATGGTCTTGCCCTGCACCGTAACGACAAGGTCTGTGCTCTTCGTCACACCCTCGTAGGTGTATTCAAGCTTCATGACCTGGCGTCCAAGCGTAGAGAAGTTCGTCGTCGGATAGGTGTAATCCAGTACCGCCGCCGTGCTCCCGTCCGAGAAAGTCGCATTAACGACCATGCCCGTCGGATCAAGGCTCTCCTGATACTGGTAGACCGTCTTGGCTGGCTGCGTGGTGATGGCGATGCTGATAAGCACCTTTTTCACCGTCACGGCAACCGTCGCGGTCTTCGTGATGCGACCCTCGGTGTAGGTGATGACAACTTCGCTCACCCCGTCCGTAAGAACGGAGGGAGAGACGGTGTAACCCGTCACATTTGCCATCAGACCTTCGCCGTAGTTTGCCACAACGACCATGCCGGTGGGGTCGAAAGTTTCACCGGACTTATAGACCGTCTTGTTGGGAGGGGTGGCGATAGTCAGACTTTCCATCTTCGGAGAGCCGCTGCCACCGCCGCCGGAAAGGTTGAATACCTTGCCAACATTACTCATCTGTTCCGACCTCCAGTCGAATGATAAAGACGGACAAGTCAACGGTCGGCGTCGTATCGCACCGGAAAGTCATCTGCCCGCTTGTGGTTACATTGTCTGCGCTCACGCCATAACTGTCGTACACATTACGGGTACCGGCGTCTGCGCCTACAAGATAAATATAGTTGCTGTCAGCTAAGAGGGAAGCATGTGCAACAGTCTGCGCTCCGCCGCTCCAATTCGCGGCCGGCAGAGTAACAGAGATGCCGATATGCTGGAGATCCTCCAGTCCGGCGGCAACAAGCTCCGCCAATTCAGCTACCTGCTTGGCGGAATCCTTCTTCCCCGCAAGTGCCAGCTTTTTGAGCTGGTCAAATGTGGGAAACTTATGCTCTGCCATATGTTGTTACCTTCCTTTCAAAAGGTGGAACGGGGGACAGGAAGCCCATCCCCCGCTCGCATATGCTGGATCAGACGGTAGCCTGAGCGCCGAAGACTTCGGTCAGCATGGCGTCGACTTCCTCGTCGGTAGCCATCACGATGTCCGTCTTCTTGACAAAGGTTTCGTCGACCTGGGTCTTGGTGTAGTAAGACTCCAGGGCGGTGCTGATCGCGGAAGTCACCTCAGTCGTCTTGGCGTAATCGCCGATGCTCAGAGCATTGATCGCCTCGGTGATGTAGGCGACAACGGTGGTAGAGGTCGCACCCTCGGGCAGCGTGCCGACAAGAGTCTTCAGGTCGGTGATAGCGGTCTTGTTCTCGCTGATGCCACCGGCCATCTTGGTCGCCTCAGGGCCGTGCTTGGCAACCCAGTCGATCAGCTCCTTGTAGCTGTTGACCACATTGTCATCGGTCACATCGGTGGCGAACTTGTTGATAGCCTTGTCGATCATCTTGCTGATGGAGCCTTCGCCGTCGCCGGTCAAGGTATCCAGGTCAGCCTGCTTCGCCTTGGCGTCGATGATGGCCTTCAGAGCGGCAGCCAGATCGCTCTCAGCAACCTCAGACTTGTAGGCCAGAGCCGCCAGACCGTGAACGGGAATATCAACGCCGTTGGCGGAGATGGTGCCGTTGGTCTTGCCCTCAGCGATGAGGATGTCGGCGATCTTATCGGCCAGGGCCAGCAGAGTGCCGTTGACCTTGATGCCTTCCAGCTTGTTAGGCTCGCCGCCGGCAGTCACCAGGTCATTGACCTTAGTGGTCAGGCCGGCAACCTTAGCATCGACAAGGCCGATCTCGCTCTTTGTGCGCAGCGCCAGTTTCTTGAGCTGTTCAATAGTAGTGTGCTTGGTAGTAGACATATTGCATGTCCCCCTTAAATATATTTGTTCACGGCTGTTCGCCGAAAACATCATTGAGTAGGTCATCCACTTCTTTGTCAGAAGCGGTGTTGTCGGGTGTGCTTCCGCCCGGGTCGCTCGAAGCAAAGGCGTCATTCAGCATATCGTCGACCTCTTTATCCGAGGCCGTTCCGGAAATGCTTCTCTGGATCTCAACGATCACCTCGGTCAGCGTCTTGTTGCCAAAACCCGCCGTCGATGGGTCACCGATGATTCCCATGATCTGCTTGTAGGCTTCATCGCCCATCGGGTCTCCGGAGCCGCCTGTGCCAACGCTGATATTGGCCGGGAAGAGGATCTTGCTGGTAACATGCCAGCCCGTCGACTTCCGTTCCTCGCCCTTGACGCCATAAACGGCGATCTTCAGCGGGATACCGCCTTTCTTCAAGCATTCGCCCGGAATGTCACACTTGTCTTCGCTCAGCACCACAGCCATGCTGACACCGCCTGCCTCAAAGAGCGCAGTCTTTGCGAACCCGTCCCAATCCTTGCTGAAGGCGAATTCGACCGGATAAGGCGTCGCTGCGTTCTGGATCAGTGTAGTGTCCTCCACCAGCGTGGTGAAGCAGCTTTTGATCGCGATTTTCAAATCATTCGCCTCCTTCTTCGGCATTGACCGACAGTTCAAGACGCACGATGTTCACCGTGATGTCTTTGATCGGGTCGGTATCGTTCACAAATGTGATGAAGCCGGTCGTGGAGATGTCTTTCGGACGCACATTGCATTCGAGGTACTCTTCACGGCTGGCTTCATATGCATCAATAAGGTATTTGTACTTGGCAGCGGCCACAAGGCGGCTCTCCGCCACAGTGATGGAACCGTTCGACCATCCGGAGGCCGGCAGCATCAGATCGAAATGGATGCCGAGCACATCGCCCGTACCCGTTCCGTTCAGGCCATTGTAGACGGCGATGTTGTACTTGCTTCCGTCTGTCATCGTAACGGTGTAAATATCAGTCGAGCCGGGCGTATGATTGCCCTGTGTCAACTGAATGCTCTGGATACCGTTGCCGGTCGGGCCGGTCAGCTCGCAACTGATGTTGGTGTTCACATAGGTGCCCTTCTCAGCGTCCCAGATCCACCAGGTACCGTTCTCCGGCTTAGGCGGCTTGCCGCTGTACTGCTGTGCGGTTGCGGCGCTCTCTGCGGCAGACTCCTTGTAAGTCTTGGCGTTTGCCTCAGAGTTCTCAGCGGACTCCCGCGCGTTCTCGGCGGCCGTTTTAGCGGTCTGCGCCTTGTCACGGGCGTCCACAGCAGCCGTTTTAGCGGCTTCGGCGTCCGTCTTCGATGCAGCGGCGGCATCTTCCGATGCTTTTGCTCCATTTTGACTGTTCGACGCCGCATCTCTTGCAGCTTCCGCAGCAGTGCGAGCCTCTTCCGCTGCGTTGCGGTCAGCAGTAGCCTGTGCGCCCAGTGTCTCAGCCTCTGAGCGGATGGTTCTCACGCGCTCCTCGGCGGCCTTGACCTCTCCCTCGGCAAGCGTTGCCGCTGTCTTGGCGTCCGTGGCCTCCTGTGCCTTTTGCTTGGCGATCTCTTCCGAGTTCTTCGCCTCTGTCTCGGACGCCTTAGCACCGGCGGCAGCTTCTTTTGCGTCTGCGGCCTGCTTGTTGACATTTTCCTCAGAGGTCTTGATGCTTCCCTCGGAGAGCGCAGCCGCCGCAGCGGATTCGGAGGCGCTTGTCGCCTTTTTCTCGGCATCTTCGGCGGACTTCTTGGCAGCCGCGGCATTTGCCTGTGCGGAATCCTTTGCTGTGGAGGCAAACTCCATCGCGCTGCTGGACTCCGTGTTCATCGCCGCCAGAGCATCATGGATGGAGCCGCGAACCTCTTCGCCATAAATGGCGCTGAGGATTTTTTTCAGAAAGCTGCTGATATCAGCCATCTAAATCACTCCTTCCTTAGTCCTCCAGCATCCAGTCGAGCAGCAGGATCTCCTCGCCGCTCAGACAGCCGATCGTATCTTCATACTTGGCAGTCATCAGCTCTACCTCATGCTCCATCTCGTTGAACGGAGCAAGCTCGTCGCAGAAGGCCTTAAAATTAGGAGAGCCCACCTTGATGGAAATGGTTCCGGTCTCGTTGCCACTTTCATCCTTGTCAGGCTCTCCATATTTGTTGATGAGGTCGTGTTTGAATGCTTCATACTCAGTCAAAGCAGTAGAAAGCATCCGGAAGTTCCTCGCGGCGATATAGCCGATCTTGTTGCGGAGCTGAAGAAGCGGCCGCAGGTTCTGAACCATCACGACCATTTCTGAATTTTTAAGCTGTTTCTTCAACATTATCCCTCCTTTTGCTGAAGCAGTTCTTCGACCATTTGATAGAGTTTCTGGATCATGTGCGTATTGAGCGCAATAAGTTCGCCGTATCGGATGCTGTAACGGTAGTCCGTGAGACCATCTTCCAAAATCTCCAACACGGGGTCTTTAACGAGTGCGGCAAGTTGACTGGAGGTCAATCCAACATCGAGCATAGCCTGTTCCACATCTTGGGCGATAAATCCAAAATGAGTTCGCCCGGAGGTGCCTTTGTTGTACTTGAAAGTAGATGGCTTCAACGCCAGGAAAAACGCCTCGTAGGCTGAAAGGTCATAGTCGATAGTGTTCTTGATTCTAAGATCGGAACGAATAGTTGGCTCCTCACTCATTGTGATGCCACCAGAAACGACAATATCTGCGCCGATTCCGGACATACGGGCTCCGGCATTGGTCACGATGATATAAGGATCATAGCCGGGGCCATTGGAACCATACATCATAGAACCGTAAGTTGTATGCACACCGTCGGAACCGTGGCCCTTGCAGAATCCACCATAACCGCATGATAGGTCGATATAGTCAGCGTCGATCGTACCGGAGCGAATATAATTTGCATTGATATAGAGCCGGCCAGTCGTCGAATCACTGAAAATACCGAACTTCGTACCACCGGAGGTGAGCACATCAAACACATTCTGGTCAGTACACCGATCCTGATAGGCCCTGTTTGCTCTCGACCATGCGGCAGAAGCCTCATCATAAGCGTCGTCTGCGGTACTCTGCGCAGCGGAAGCGTTCGCATTCGCCGTGCTTGCCAGCGAGTAGGCGGGGTTGGAGGTGAGGTTCTGGTTCGTCACGGATGCCCAGTTGATCGTGCTTCCGGCGGACAGCGTCACCTTACCTTCTATGGTAACGGAGCCGCTGGAATCAACAGCAAATGTCGTGCGGACACCGTTGGTAACGGTAAGTCCGTAGACGCTCAGGTATTTGGACTTGAATCGCTCGTCGTCCATCATGCTGTTGCCCGCTCGGTCAAGGAAGTCAGAGGCCTGAACCACGCCCTTAAAGTTTCCGTCCACACCGACCAGCGTACCGCTGAAGGTTCCTTTCGCCGCAGCCAGAGTACCCGCAAAGGTGCCTCGGCGTGCGGTCAGGTTGCCTTCCTCGTCAACGGTGAAGTTTCCGTCTCCAATGTCGATGGAACCTTTCTTCATCGTCAGCTTGCCGCTCTCGAAGTCAAGCGAGAAGTTTCCGCCATAATCTTTCAGCGTACCTGCACGGATCACATCGGCATTGAGAACACCGGTCGTGATATAGTCTGCCACAATAGAACCATCCATTGTAATGGCAAGCCCAAAGGTCTTTCCGTAATCCTTTGAGTAGCCAAGGCCGTTCATGTTCCATTTCCAGAGCTTGTCGGCTTTGGTATAGTCGCGGATATTGGAAATATAAAGCGTGTCAGAACCGTATTCGTCCCGTGTGATCGTGATGTAGCCGGTCGTGGCCGCTGTCATGATCTGTGTGGCGTTTTCTTTTGCCTCTTTCAGGATGTTGTGTGCCTTAGGGAGACCCTCGATTTTCTCAAGGATAGCGGCGCTGATCTGGTTGTTCACACTGGTAAGGCTTGTCTGCACCGTGTCACCAAGCGTAAACTTGGTATTCTCAGGGCTGTCCAGAGGAATCTCCAGCTTCGTGACAGGAAATACACGGTCAAGGCCATGCGGCCGCGAGATCACGCGGATCTCGTCCAGCAGCTTCACTGCCTCCACATTCGCGTTGAGATAATGGAGGTCAAGGGCACTCACTTCCAGTTCCATATTGTCGAACTGTAAGTCGGCAAGATATGCCTTCGCCTTTTCCAGCAGCGCTTCAGGATCAGAAACGCTATCCCATGTCACTGTTTTCTCGATCCAGCCATAGGTTTTTACAGCCTCGGAGGACTGGACATAAAGGCTGCCCTCATTCACGCTCTCAACGGTCAGATAGGCGTCCAGCGCCTCGATCTCGCTCTTGTCAAGCCTGTTGCCAAGCGGAACGATGACCGTTGCAAACTCCGTCATATCCCATCCCTTGGTGTGTTCGATGAGGTTGGAGCCGAACTGGATCGTCTGGCTGCAAGTGTCGGGGTAATCCGCCAAATAGTCGAGATAGCGGATGCCGTCTTCCTTACGCACCAGCAGATGACCGCCGTACTGCGCCACCAACGCATTCAAGATCGTGATGGTCTTTTCATAGTTGGTGTAATAAGTCGGAAAATCTTCATCCACCACAGTAACAATGCCGATGGTGAACTTCCGGTTGTCTCCGACCTTTGCGTTGTGAATGGCGATCATCGCCTCAAGGTACTCACGAATCGTCCCTCCGGCGTACTCCGCAGGCGGCTGTGTGCTGTCGTTGAAGAATGCAAGCTCGCCCTCGCAAGTAAGCACCCGGTTTCTGTAAAAGTCCTCGTTTTCAGAGAGGACGCGCCCCGCCCAGATCTCTTTTCCGTCCTTGTGGACGGCGATGTCAGTCACCATACGGATGATGGTGCTGTATCCGAGATTGGAGGGCGGAACCGTCATCACGAAGGAACCGGCCGCATTGTCTTCCAGCGTCAGCTTGGGGCTTGCAAGCTTCATGTTGTCCAACGCGAAGGCATCATTGTAGATACAGACGCCATCGGCATAAACAGAATACATCGCTTACAACCTCCCTTGTCTGAAATCAACGGACACGGTCCCCGTTCCCTCGTCGACCCAAAGATAGATCGTTCCGCCATAGTCGCCAAACAGAATAAACTCAGGGATCTGAATGGTTCCATCCGGCAAAAGCTTTGTTAGGTCGATGCTGAGCTGACGGTTGACAAATCGGACATGAACGCCGCGCCCTTCACTGCTTTGCACAATGAATCTGGGGCAGACCGGAGCTCGTCCGTACATCACCGCATCCAGCTCGATCTCCTTCATCTCTGTCGTCACCGCAATATTGCGGAACAAAGCCGCCTGAATGACTCCATTTTGAAAGTTGAACGGGTCCCACAGCCAGTTGTCGATGGAGGAAAGGTTTTTCCACTTGTACGGGCCGACATCGTAGTCGATGACGAACCGCGACCAGTCCTTTTCCGACTTCCAGGCATTCACTGTGAAGCGCCCTTCGTAGAAATATTCAGGATCGTCCTCAAGGATCGCCCGCATGGTCTGTCCGTGCAGATAGTCCATGATGTCCGAGTACGCCATGTGCCATGGTTTGAAGTCATTCATGACGATAAACTCGATAGACCCTGTCCGGTTCTGATAAACCGGATACCCGGTGAGGGCTTGCGACAGATCAATGACGCCGTCCCCACCGGGAATGTCCAGAGTCTTTACCTTTTGCGCAGGTGGATTGAATAGCGGACGGGAAGCGGGGACAAGCCGCCAATCGTCCCATGTGTTCTTATCGCCAAATGTGATCGAATGGTACAACTTAAATCCCCCTTCCTCTTTGTGTAGACCGCTGTCCGAGTGCCACATCCATCGGTTCAGCAAGTTCGCCGACGAGCGCACCGGTGTTCAGCACAACACGCAGCTTCTCCATGCGTTCCAGCATCGAAGCCATCTCACCTCGAAGCGTGCGGAGTTCAGCCACAACATCGTCATTGTCGACGGAAATGGTTGTCTGGCTGCTTCCGCTGCGCTGTGCCTCAAATGCAATGGCAGCCTGCCCGACAAGGCCGACCGCTCGCTGCGAATAGAATAGGTTGTTCAAGGCGTCTGCTCCGGCCGATACGGCGGAGAGATCCAGAACAGGACGGATCACCGGCTCCATGTCGAACCCGCCGCTCACAATGTCGGCAATGGTCTGGAGCACACCGGAAAGACCGCCCTCGGCCGACTCCGCCATCTCAGAACCGGCCGCATAAGATCGGTCAACATAGTCCTGAAGACCTTTCACGAAACCAAGACCGGTGTAGTTACCGATCTCACGGAACACCCTCGATGGAGAGTGGATGTCCAGTGTCGACTTCGCCGCCTGTACGCCTGCAAGAGCCAGTTGCGTGATCTCGTCAACAAAGCTGGACTTCTCAGACTGAACGCCTTCAGTAAGCCCCTTGACGATCTGCTTGCCGGTCTCATCCCAACCAGCTTCCGTCAAGACCTTCTGCGCCGTGTCGGCCATCTCCTGAAGCTCATCCTCAGTATTGTTCTTGATAAGACCAACCTTTTCCTCAAAGCTTCTGCGGAGCTGTTCCAACTGAGCGTTGGCATCTTCTGTGACCTGGTTCATCTTCTCCTGCCAGAGAGCACGATACTCGGTAAGCTCCTGATCGGCCTCCTCGCGGAGTTTTGCAATATTCTGCTGGGTCTCTTCGCGCAGCCCCTCTAATTCACCGACTGCCTGCTCGCGAGCCATTGCGTGCTTGATCTTCCAGAGGTCAGCATACTTCTCAAGCTCGGAGTCGCTCATGTTGTTCAGCGCCTTGATCTGGGCGATCGCGTCAGGACCCATATCCTGAAGTTCCTCGATAAGGTCACTGTCAAGTCCTCTGCCGGCAAGAGACTCTAAAATATCCTGCCATTCGCCAAATTCCTTGACCTGACCCTCAAGATTCTTCATCAGGGTGTCGCCGCTGACCTCATCACGCTCCTTCACAGCGTCAAAGAGGCCATAGGACTTATAGAGGGAATCCTCGCGGGATTTCAGAGCATTCTCGTACTTGTCGTTCTCAGCCTGAATATCGCTTGCCAGTTGCGCGTTGATCGACTTTACCTTATCGGCGTACTCTTCCTCCAGGTCGAGCCGCTTCTGGTTCGCCTCGCTCTGCACAAACTGCACATCAGAGATATACTGTTTCTGCGCGTCGCTGATCTCTTTCTCCAACTGGTAAACTTGCAGGTCGAGCTTCTTCCGCAGCTCTGTCCCCTTGGCATATCGGCTCTGAACACGCTTATAGGCAGCCAGTTCCTCTGCAAGAGTCAGCTTGTTATACGATTTCTGCTCTTCGATCCAGTTCATCGAATACTGATAAGTGGCCGTAACCAACTCATTTTGAACACGATAGACCTCGCGGTCGATCTGCTTTCGTTCCTCGCTGCCCTCGCGGTATTTCTTCTGGAGCGTTTCCCATCCGGCAAGCTCCTCTTTCAAGCTGAGCTCGCTGTAATATTTCCGCTCTTCCGCCCAATCCTTAAAGGAGTCGAGTCCCTTCTGTGCGACCTTGATGGCTTCATCACTCATCTTTGCCGCAGCCGAAGAAACTGGAACGATAGCATTGTTGATACCGATGGTCATACCCTCGCCAATGTTTTTACCAAGCTCGATAAACTCGCGGGAGGGAGAATGGCTGTCCAGCGCCTTCTTTGCCGCATTCAGTGCCGCAAGACCCAGATCACGGCCCGCCTGAGAGGCGCCGCTCAGCTTCGAGCGGATGCCGTTGATAAAGCCCTGCGAAACATTCCTGCCGGCTTCATTGAACTGGTCCTTGTAGTTGTTCACTTCTGCCACAACGACCAGCATGACAGACTGCATCGCCGTCCGCACGGAAGCACCGTTGCTGCGGATCGTAGTGCTGAAGCCGACCATCATCTGCACGACCGCAGTATTCATGCTCGTGGTATGTGCTTTCACAGTCGCGGCCATCGCAAGCATCAGCTCAGCCATCGCCACATTAACGATCGTCTGGTTCTGCCGGATGGTCGTGCCTGCGGAATTGAGCATATAGATGACCGCCGTGCTCACAGTAGCTCCACTGTTATAGAAGGCGTCAGTAAAGTTTTGGATACTTGTGTTTGCCAGCAGAACCAGCGCATTCGTAAAGTTTACAAATGCATACTGATCCATATTCTTCACCGTATCGGCAAGCGCCACCAGCTTCTCGACCTGTGTGATCGCGCTGGAGAGCTTGCTCATGTTGATACCCTCGATAGAGGCGGAGTAAGCAGCAAGACCATTGCCGAAGAGAACGAGCTGGTCGCCGAAGTCGGCAATGCTGTTGTCTCCGGTGAAGAAACTCACAAGCCCGCCGCAGTTCGGAATGGTATTGGATAGTTCCACGAGTGCCTTACCGGCAGAAGCGGAATTGATGACAGCACCGACATCCATTCCTTTAACGGCGAGAGAGTAGTCCTTCATGGCCTTACCAAACGGAACCAACTGCTCTCCAAACTTGTCCATGTCATTCTCACCGGCAAAGAAGCCGACTACACCGCCGCTGTTCGGCAGCGTTGTGGCCATCTCTGCAAGTGCCTTACCGGCAGTCGCCGCTTTGGAAACAAGGTCGGCGTCCATCCCGCTGATTGCGTTGCTGAACTCCGTCATGCTTTCTCCGAACGGAACGAGCTCATCAGCAAAATCCGAAAGAGAAGAACCACCCGTGAACCAGGACGCAATACCCTGCACAAGCTCGGCCTTCGTAAGCAGCAATATCGCGTCTGTCAATGCCTGCACACCGCTGAACATTGCCGGAGAGATACTGCTTGCGCCGTCGATAAACGGCTGAACATTTGTCATAAACGCTGCAAGGTCACTGCCGATCTGCGGGAACTGACTGGAGATACCACTCATGAATCCGCCGACAATGCCGCCGACAAACCCACCGATCGCCGTACCGATCTGCTCCAGCAGCTTACCGCCCTCACCGATCAGCCAGGAAAGGCCGGGGATCTGTGCAAGGGCACCGACAGCAGCAAGAACGATCGCCAGCTCAGCGATAAGAGCACCCATGCCGAGTACACCTATCATAGCGCTTGGGATCAATGCGGCTACCGCACCCAATGCGACCATAATGCCGGACAGCAGACCGATGCCGGCGATGGTTTTCACCAATACACTTGTATCAAGTCCTGCCAGAGCATCAATGATGCCGGAGAAGAATGCCGCGATCACATTGACTGCCGCCTGAATGAGTTCGGGCAGCCGCTCTGCAATGCCGTTCAGCAGGTTGATCAGGAACAGCATAATAGAGTCAACGATTTCCGGAGTATAGTTTGCAAGAGAAGCGAGCACGCCGGACAGCAGTGCTAATGCACCGTCAGCAATGGCAGGGACGCACTCAACAAGTACATCCACCAGCGTAAGAACGACGGCCTTAACGGCTTCTCCAATAGCGGGAGCCACCTGAGCGATCACGCCGCAGAACGCTATAATAGCCTCACCAAGCTTTTCGGCAACGACAGGGATCAACGCAGCAATCCCTGTGATGATCGCGCTAAGTCCTGCCACAATAACGGTCACGCCTGCGCCGAGAGAAGTAGCCAAGGCGGTAATGCCGACTGCAATAGCCGACAGTCCGGCACCGGCAGCGAGAAGACCTGCTCCAATAGCTGCGGTACCGACACCGATCAGCGCAAATGCTCCGGCAAGTGCCAGGATCGTCGGAACAAGAGGAGTAAGCACAAGACCGGCCACACCGATCACGGTGAATGCACCGGCAATCGTCACAAGCCCCTTGGCGATGCTCTCCCAACTCATTGAGCCAAGAGCCAGCAGCACCGGAGTCAGAATAGCCAATGCACCAGCCGCTACCAGCATGGCAGCAGAGCCAGACAAAGTACCGTTCATCACATTCAGACCGATGGCAAGCTCTGCAAGAGCGCCGCCCATTGTGACGAGCCCTTTTGCGATCTCTTCCCAGGTCATACCGCCCATCTTTCCAAGGGCATTTGCCACGATCTCAAGTGCCGCACCGACAGCGATCAGACCAACGCCAACACTTATCGTGTTCTTCGGCATCACCTTCATGGCGATAGCCACTTCGGCCAATGCGCCGCCCATAGCGACAAGCCCCTTGGCGATCTGATTCCAGTCAAGGTTTCCGAAGTCGCCCATTGCGGAAGCAAAGATCTTCATAGCAGCGCCAATCCCGATCATTGCGATTCCGGTGGATACCAGGCCCTTTGCATCGCCAGTCAACTTGGTGAAGACCGTGATCTCCGCCAGAAGAACACCAATGGAGCCAAGCCCCTTCACAAGCTGTCCGAAATCGAGACTACCGAGATCCTTACAGGCATCTGCCAGGATTTTGATTGCCGAAGCAAGAATGACGATGCCCGCCGCTGTTGTCAAAGACTTTCCACTGAACTTTGCGGTGTTCATAAACAGCGAGACTTCCGCCAGCAGCACGCCGACACCGGTCAGCCCTTTTGCAAGCCCATCCCATTCAAGCGTTGCAAGGTCTGTGCAGACCGATGCAAGGATCTTGATGGAAGCCGCAAAGAGAACCATCTGTGTCGCGCCCTTCATCGAAGAACCACCGCTCATGTTAAGCAACTTCACCGCACCGACCATCGCCGCCATCAAGGCCGTCACACCGGCAACACCTTTTGCAAGCTGTCCGCCATCCAAGTCACCGATCTTTTTCAGCGCTGATGCAAGGATCAGGATGGATGTGGACATGGCGAGCATCACTGTCAAACTCTTCACCGCACCTTTAACATCTCCGCTGATTTTGGTAAAGACCGACATGGATGCCATCAGTTCAGCAAAGAGAACCGTAATAGCTCCCAGTGACGCAGATAACTTCTCACTATCAATAAGAGAAATCGCGACGATAGATGCCGCCAGAATCGCAATAGCGCTTGCTATTTTCAGCAAAGTTCCGGCTTTTAACTGCGTCTGATACGCCTCAAAGCATCCACGAACCCCATCCAGAATCCCCTTCACATTGTCAAGAAGACCTCCGACTTCATCAAAGGGCTTCGTCAAACTATTGGTGAACTTGGTTATGGCAATCGCAATACCGCCGATAGAAATTCCGTTTAGTAGGTCGATGATTCCGCTAAAATCAGCGTTACTCACCGCAGTTACGATCTTATTGATGCCGTTGCCGAGCGCATCGAAAATACCACCGCCAATTTTCTTAGCAGCAATGGATAGTGCTTGGATCAATGCGGCAAATTTCGACACATCGGTATTTCCGCTAATCTTAGAAAACGCATCGGAGATGCCATCTTTCAGACCGACAATAGCGTCTTTGACCTGACCGGCACGCTCTTTCAGCTTCTCCAGGATCGTGTGCAGGAGTTCCAGTCCGGGAACCTGAATTTTCTCTTCGGCAGTACCAAAGAGTTCTTTCATAGACTCCTTCGCTTCGTCAAGCGTCGGCAGACCGAGGTATTCACGAACAGACTCGGCAAAATTCTTGATGGCCGTAACAGCACCGCTCACAAAATCAGAGATCTTCTCAATGCCTTTGCCAAAGGCGTCGTTCTTCTTGATCGCTTCGTCAAGCTTGGCGAGCCATTCTCCAATAGAGCCGGTCACGCCGAGAACACCGCCGCCTAAGCCAGTCACTTTCCCAAGAAGAGAACCGACCGGACCCAGAATTGCACCGATTGCCCGCTTGCAAATATCAAGAATGGCGAATAGACCCTTAAAGGTGCTCTTCAGGTTTTCGGAAGCAGTGTCACTAAGCGTCAGCTTTTCTGTGAACTTCAGCAGTCCTTCCGTCAGATTATGAAGCTGTTCCGCAGTAGTTGGCGGAAAAATATCACGAAAGGCTTCTGTGATCGGCTTGATAACTGTCCCGATCCCCTTGAGGGTGTTCTTGAGAGACTCTATCAGCTCGGTTCTGCCTCCAAGGTCTTTCCATCCCTGAAGCACCGAATTACGAGCATCAGACTGCGTATCAATAAATCCGCCGATTGCCTGACTAAGACCAGTCCATAATTCCTTGGCTTCCTCAAAGTCACCAAAGAGGATTTCCCAGGTATTCGCCCAGCCGGAGCCCGCAGCTTCCTTTAAGGTGTCAATCAACTGTGAGAATGTCTTAACATCCTGTGCAGCAGCGAATGCCTTCTTACCGATGTCGGTCGTTTCATCAGCATAATTACGAAGTGTGCCGACAAGAGCTTCTGTCGTCATCCACTGATCCTGCAAAGAATCGTTAAAGTTATGTGTGGCGTCGATGACATTTCCCTTGACGGTCTTATACATTCCGTCTGCGGTTTTCGTCAAAGTTCCACACGCAACAGCCGACTCCAAAAGCTGCGTCTTGAATTCCACCGTTGCCATGTTCGCATTTTCAATGGATTTCCAGTCGATCAGCTTGACATATCCTGCGGACAAGGCCTGCGCAAAGTTATACATTGCACGGGAAGCCTCGTTTGCATTTGCACCGGATACGGCAGCCACATTCGACACGCCCTGGATAGCCATAACAGCATCCTCAAGGCCGACGCCAGCATTCGTAAACTTACCGATATTGGAGGTCATATCCTGGAAAGAGTAAATTGTCTTATCGGAATAGGTGTTCAGCTCCTGAAGATACTTGTTGACCTCCTCCAGCGATGCGCCGGTGCTCATCATGATCGTCTGAATTGAGCCCATCTTAAGCTCGTATTCGTCAAAGCCCTGCTTGGCAGGCTCCAATGTAAACGATTCGATCATCCGTTTTCCGGTATTGATGACCGAGTTGGTAATGTTTGAAAGGGCGGTCACCGCCATGACTTCGAGCGCCGAGAATTTCATCCGAACAGTCTCGACGGAATTGCTAAGGGTCGAAAGGTCGCACTTTTTAGCTGCGTCGCCAAGGCCCTTCAGACCTTTAGCCGCACCGTCCAGATCCAAACCCTCTTTGAGTTTGTCGAGCGTGGACAAACTTGTCTTCACACCCGCCTCGAATTGACGGTTGTCGAATCGCATTTCAACAACTCTCTCGTCGATCGTTGTGCTCATGTCTTCGTGACCTCCTTCCATGCGTCATTTGCGATTTGATCAAAAATAGGCCGGATAGCAGGATTGATGTAATCACGCCCCGCTACCCAGCCACCGGTTCCAGTTCCATGTCCATACTGCAAAATGATGGCGATTGGAACTCCATTTTGAATATTTGAATTGTGAAACGAGATGCTCACAAAACCCTTCTTGTTCGTGATCTCGTAATACCACGATTGGGCCGTTTCTCCAGAGTCAACAGGCGTTGCAGACGCAAGAGCGGCCACTCCGGCTCGGCCATACTGATCGAGGTCTCCGAGATGCACCGTTTCTTTGGCTCTCTCCAAAAACCTCGTCAGCTTGGAGAAGTCGCCCTTTTGTCTGAACGTGATCATGTTTTCCTCCAAATTGCACTTGTTTACTTCTTCAAATACTGAGAACTGCAAAATCCGGTGTATGTAACACCCTTGTAAGTGGCCTGAACATAAAGCCACTTTATATTGCCGACAATCGTGTAGTACCCGTAGTTTGCAACTTTTGTACCTTTGGGAAGTACGGCGAGACTGGCCTTACCGGTTCCCGCACCATTACGGATATGCAGCCCAACATTTGCCGTGACAACATAAATACCGGCCAAAGTCTTATTGAAAGACCTTGCTGCCTCAGATGCCTTTTTAGCGCTTGCGGGCTTGCTTGCCGAGCCATTACTCGGCAGTGTTGTCGTGTTGGAACCTGTCGAACCAGCTTTGGCAGCATACTTGGGGAGGCAATAGCCTCGAATGTATTTGCCATTCACCCGCAATGTTCTATACCCAACGGCATCACTCATATTTCCTTCGATGACCTTGATGGAATTTCCGGAAACACTCACCACAATGCCGACATGATCAGCGGCACCGGTATTATCACCAACGCCGTTATCTTGCCAGTCGTACATAACAACATCACCCGGAGAGGGGACATAGGCATCATTCTCTTCCCAACGACCGATCTTCTTATAAAGATTGATCATTGCTCCGCATCCGCATTCAGTTGGCGCGATCTCTGTCAAGCCGGCCTCAATAAACACAGCGCTCACAAAAGTTGCGCACCAGGCGTCTGTGTATTTCACGCGGTAGCCTCGTGCAAGCGGTTTGTGACTGTTATAGAGGTCGATGATTTTTCTATGCGAGCCATTGCTTTCCTTGCATCCGAGATACTTCTCTGCGATCGAGACTACTTTGGATCTCAGTTCTTTTTCTGTCATAGTGTTACCCCCTTGTATTCCACTGCTTCCGTCGGGCAGCATTCAGCGCTTTATACTGCGCGGCAACCTCCGCTCTCGAAAGCTTCTGAGGCGGCGACCCCTCCACATTACATACATTGATAAGGGTCAGAAGTCGGTTCAGATGCCATTTCTGGCACTCAAACGGGATACCGTAGGAGATCATCCAATAATAAATGACCTCTGCCGTGACGATTTTACGGCTTCCACCCTTTTTCTTTGCGTTGGAGATGGTCGTGGCGGTCATCGGAGCGTCAATGTACTCTGTGACCGTCTTCAAATTTGATGGAGTGATCGCTTTATACACATTCGGGTCGACATTCTGTGTCAGTGTCATGCACCGGATGTAGTCGATCGTCTCTTCTATGGTCATCGCCTTGCGGGACAAGTAAGGCTTGTGCCATTTGGCTTCCCATTTTGAAAGAGAGACCAGCGAATGCTCCAACTGGAGCGTCTGCTCCTTGGTGTTGATAAAGTTTCCGACCCCGTCAAACAATTCGGTAGCCGGCACTGTGATCTTCAGCATCGCCGGTCCTCATTGTCGTCAGTTTTCAGGAACAGCGGGAGCTTCGGCACTCTGATCGGCCGGGGCTGCCTTTTCCGTCTTGGGAGGAACGATGCCGTTGACGAACTCGCTCGCAGCCTTAGCGTCGGTTGCCAGCTCCATGAACAGGTTGCTGTACGCCTCGGTCTGAGCGAAGGCATCGCGGACTTCCTGGTTCTTGATGAATCGACGGCCATCCGGAGACTTCTCACCGTAAGCGCGCAGAATGATGTCCTTGAAAGTCTCGATGATGACTTTGCCATTCTGCGCCGCAACGATGCGGTTGATCTGTTCAACGAGACCGCCCTCCACGGAGACCTCCAGCTCAGTCACCTCAGCCTGCGTCAGGTTGAAGTAAAAATCTTCCTTGCGAGTGGTACCGTTGTAGTCGGTATAAGTGATAGTTTTCTTAAGCATGATGCTTTCTCCTTTCAAAAATTAAAGAAAGCGGAGCCCTCGGTGAAGAGAGCCCCGCTTTAGAAGTTCTTGTACCGTGAATCAGCCGGCAGCTTTCAGCAGCTCGATGACCTTCTCGGGCATCGGGAGAGTGGGCTCGGTAGCCTGGTCGCCATCGGTGCCGTACAGCATCTCCTCCAGCTTCGCGAGCTTGGCCTTGTCGGTCTTGGTGGAGTCGATGACCAGATGCGCGGTCGGCTTGAAATTGGGAACATCCACAGGCGTGGTGCTGATCTCCCAGCTCATGGTGGCAGCCTCGGGGCTGTCGTTCACAGTCTGGTTGCTCTTCTCAGAGGGAGAAGCCTGCGCACCGTACCCCAGAGGGAGCTTGTAGCCATAGTTCGTACCAACCGTATCGTTGCCGATCAGCGTGCGATAGCAGAAGCCGAACATCTTGCGATCCTGCTGGGCGATTGTGACGCCCGGGGCGATCTCAGCGCAGCCGTTGCAGGCCTCGAACTCATCGGGATAGGTGTAAGCCTCGATGGTGGCGCCGAAATCCTCGGCACTCATCAGGTTCAGGTACTTGATGTTGTCCGCCCATACGGCATTAGGCTCGCCGCCGGAGGGGCTCTCGTTAACGGCACTCAGGCCGTACCAGGGCACACCTTTGCCGTATGCATTGTCCTCGCCCATCGGGAACAGGACGCCGTGGTCGACACCGGTCTCATACAGACGCTTGCCGACTTCATCCCATTTGATCTTCATAGCTGTTTCCTCCTTGTAAGGTTAGAAATATAGGTTGAACACATCATGGTTCAGGTTTTCTTTGGTATAGTGGCGTTCATGGCTGCACATCGGAAGAAGCGCGATCTTGCTTGGGATCTCGCTGTCAGGATTTCTGTAAATCACAGTTACCTGATACCGGTCGTGAAGCGCATAGGGCTGATTGTCAGCAAAAGTAGGTTCAATACGGCTGCGCTCGTAAACGATGCAGTCATAAATCATTTCCTTGCTGGCGGGAGGCTGAAAGTACACACGGCACTTTTCGCCTCGGTCGGGGCATCCAAGAATGTCAGATAGCGTCTTCTGAAGAAGCAGTCTCTCCATTGTAGACACCTCCGATCGTCAGGATCAATCTTGGATAATGGACTTCAACATTGGAGATTTTCCAATTTGCCCCCATAAAGCCAACATACCGCATTCGGTGGAAATTCTGGTTGGCAAACGGATCGGCGACTATGCTGATCTCATTCGCAACATTGATGTCGTCATTGAGCGTTTCCGATGACTGAAGACGCCTGGTGTTACGGGTCAAGTCTCCGAAGTACATCCGCTCCGTGATCTTTTCCACATATACACCAGGCGCCGTTTCCACCGTTTCAGCATAGCCTACCGGTCCGTAAAATTTTGCCATTTTGAATTTTCTCCCTTAGGTGCCGTCGTGACCGGTATCCTCGGTCTGGCCGGAAGAGGCCTTCACGGGCTCTTCCAGTGCGATAGCAGACCACAGTCTGGTCAGCGCGCCGGACAGACGAGTCTCAATCAGGTACTTCTCCTGGTTGAAGTCGATGTCGAACTGGTTGAAGCGGGTGATCTCGCCGCCCTTGGTAGAGCCGACGGTGTAGTCGCTCAGGTTGACGAAGATACCCAGCAGGTTATGCTTCTTGCCAGTCTTGTCGGTGCGGGCCAGACCCTCGAACTGCTCAGCAGTGTGCAGCTCATTGATGTTCAGCGCAGCAGCCAGATCAGCCTTGGAGTTGTAGATGCGGCGACCGTTGGTGTCACGGGCCAGCAGCATCACATTCACCAGATGCGGCGTGCAGAAGAAGTCGGGAGTGCCGGTGCCCTTGAACTTCTCGCGGGAGTAAAGGGCAGCCGTGATGATCGCCTCGGCGTAGATGTAGTTCTCGCCGAAACGGGAAGCGGTGCCGGTACCCTGAAGCTCGTTGCGGGCGGCCTCGATGTCCACATCATAGTGGATGGTGTAGAGATCGTCGTCATTCCAGATAGAACGGACATGCTCCTCAGAGATCTTGTGCTCATCAGCCTCATCGCGACCGTCACCGATCAGGATAGCGGTAGCGACCTCTTCCAGCAGAGTCTGACGCATCACACCGTACTGGTACTCGACCACATCGAAATCGGTGATGTCGATGATGTCATCGCGGTGCATGGAGTCAGTGATGTAGATTGTCTGCGGATCGGTGGTGCGCTTCATCAGCTTCATGTTGCCGGAAGGAACCTTCTTCTTGCCCTTCTGATAACCATGCGCACGGATATCATCGCCGCGGGCATCCATGTTGCGGGTACGGATACGGCTGATAGGGCTCTTGTGGACCTTGTTCATGACCACATTGACCCAGCCCTGGTCACGGGTGATGAGCTCAGGAGCGCCGGTGCGCAGATCCTTATACTCGGGGAACAGGGCCTCGATGTCGTCGATACCGTGCTTCAGAGTATCGTTATGCTGCTCGGCGTAGAGCTTCATAGCCCCCTGAAGAGTGCCGACGCTCTTGAGCTTGGCGCTGGCGATGATCTCGGTCTGAGCGGAATGGCTCAGGGTGGTCGCCTGATTGTCCTCAGGCTTCTCGAAAACATTGTGTTTCATAGTCTTGTCTCCTCCTTCGGATTTGTCAGAATGTTCGATGTAGCCGTCATCCTTCTTCTCTTCGCCATCATCGTCGTCAGAATCGCTGTGGGCCATAGCATTGGCGAGCAGAGCAACCACAACGGTCTTCTGCTTTTCGGTCAGGCTGTTGATGACATCTTCAATGGTGTCGCCATCTTCGGTGTCTTTCTTGTCGCCATCGGCAGAATCATCAGCTTTGCCTTCATCTGCATGGGCGAGCGTGATAGGTTCATTGGCGCAGAAGATGACTTCCTGCTCAGCGCCCTCTCCATGAGCAAGATCGACAAAGTCGATGAATGCTCCGGGATTTGCACCGGCGACCACAAGGCTCAGCTCCTTGATGTCACCATGCATCACATTTCCGCCCTGCTGCTTCAGGCCGTTGGCATAGATAGACAGGGAATCCACATCTCCGTGCTGCACGATCAGCTTAGCAGCCTTACCGGCAGCAGTTTCGTTGAATGTGCAGTAAGCGTAAACGCCATCCTCGCGGTTCTCCAGCAGCGCATGGCCAAGAATATTGGTCGGGTCGTCATGCTGGTGATTCCATACGAGGGGGACGGTCTTTCCGTCGCAATGTGCAAACGCATCACGGCGAATGGTGCGGCCATCACTGCACACAAGGTCATTGCGCGTCGCCCAGCCGCTGAAGTCGTACTTAAGTTTCTTCTCCATTTTGATTGTTGTCCTCCTTCGGTGTTGATGCCGGCGTGCTTTCCGCCGGTGCGCTCAGATTGCTGTTGCGCAGCTCGTCCGCCTTTGGGTCGGAAGAAGGCTTCATGCCGATCTTCTGCCGGATCTCATTCGAGGTCATGACCTCGTTGCGGGTGAACTTGTCAGTCATCTCAGCGATCTTATCGACAGGCACCAGCTTGAAGGGATCTCGGAAGAACAGGATGGACTGCTTTTGCGACCGAGCAGTTTTGGTGAGGAATTTCCTCTTGATCTCATCAACAATGGCAGAGAGGATTGGCTCAACGATTCGAGTCAGGTAGTTCTGCATCGTCTTATCGTCGGCAGAGCCATCCAGAATGCCCTGGGTCAAACCTAACTGGCTGTAAAGCATACTCGTTAGGTATTCGATCTGGGACATCAGGTTGTTCTCGACGGGGCGATTCAGTTGGACCACATGCTCAGTTCCGTCAGTGTATGCAACACCGTATTTGGAGCTGGCTAACTGGTTCTCGATATCTTGTCGGCGCAATTCCGCCTGTTGACGACGTGCTTCTGTCTTGATGACATACGGCAACTGAATGATGAGGTTCAGCTTTCCGGAACTGTTCTGCTCGTCAATGGCGTCCAGCAGGTTCAACTTTCGGATAAGCCGCTGCATCGTAGAGTTCGGTTCATTCATGACCGCGTAGAAAGGATTCTCCACAATGCCGACGGTACTCTTGGGGACAAGAATATCCTCTTTCTCACCGCGCTGGTCATTGTAGACGCGAACCTTTACATGCTGCGGGAACCATTCAAGAATCTTGCCGGTCCGCATCGTCTCGATGTCAATGCCGCCGGTTTTCTCAGGATCAAAGTTTGTATCGACAGGGATGATAGCAACGCAGCCCTCGTCCAGCATCGACATAACAATGTCCTGCATAAAGGCCCTTCCGGTCTGGTCAACATTGGCTTCTACCGTTAAACAGTTATTAAGCCCACTCTCGATGACCTCCTTGAATCGGTCGCTGCCATCCAGTCGCACATGCTGAACGGTCATAGACGAGACATCCAGCGCAATACGGTTATAGACCGAGGTAATGATCGAGCGCTCATTTCCACGGCTGAAGAGTGGACGGTCGGGGCGATAACCGTAACTCGGCCCAATCGACATCCGAGAAACATAAGAATCTCGGTTCATGAATGTATTCCATGCGTGCTTTAGCCGCGTGGCAACTGTCATTTCCATTCGGAACTCATCACCTCCTTCATGGCATAAAAAAATTCCGCAGACCGTTCAAAGTCTGCGGAGCATTGTAAATGATTTAATTATCTAAACTGCTTGAAGATTTGCGTAGAAAGCTCCGTTTCAGTATAGACAAATAGAACTCTCGTTTCAATCTTCTTTCAGCTTGACTTGTATGCTTTGCTTCTGGGTGTCGCTTGAAGTAATCGGAAATAAACTCTTCCAAAAGCATATTTGTAGACTTAAATTTGATTGCGGAATTAAGCGGTTGTTTATCAAACCTTTGCTCTTTCATCATTAGGCCTCCAGAAATTTAGCTGTGCTTTACCCATCGCCGAAGAAGATCGAGATTTAGGTCCTTATCATCAAGTCGGCATGATGTAGCGGTACTAAGTCCGTCGAACATGTTGGCAATTTCAGAAAACTTATCGGGCGTCTCATATACCTTATGGGTCTGGAAATCAAAAATAACAGGCTTGTTATTGATGACTTCCCAAGCAAGACTATGACCGCCATTATGCCCCTTCCACGTTACGGATAACTCGCCTCTTGCAGAATTAGGCATTTTGCTCAATGCGTCATACACATCCCCGATGGCATTTTTCTTAGAAAGATGTATGTCCTCTGAAAAACCACCAGTAAGCCTTTTTATAAAGTTATTAGCGGCATAGATAGAAGAATCATGAGTATATGCATTCCAAGCTTCCTTGTACTCTTTTTTCGTGAATCGTGGCACAAACAGCATTTGGTTCATTCCGTTTGCATCCTGACCCGTTCCAATAAGAGTTTTAGTCGCCTGCACATCATAGCCACGCCTTGAAAGTTCATAGGCAAAAGTACACCGCCTACAATTCATGAAACTTCCGAGAGAATTGCCATACTCAGGGTTAATGCGATTAAGGAACCTCTCTTTTACTTGTGATACGCTCATCTCACCTGTAAAAGAATCGTTTCTTGAAAAGCTTTTATAGTCAGCACCAAGGCTCAACTCTTTTGCTTTTTCGCAGAGTCTATTCAATTCACCACTATCTGCAAGCTTAAAACCAGCATAAGCGACCAATGCGGCTCCTGTGGCAATCGCAACAGTTTTGCAATATTTCTTCTGCTTTTCAGTCAAATGAAACTTTTGGTTCTCGTGGTTATCACTTGAATCGGAGCTGTTTTGTTCATTGTATCGCTCTTTCCCAGCCTTTGTCAAGCTACCGTCCGCATTCTGGAAACGGCGAACGCCCCACTTCTGGCCTTTGATGCCATGGTGAGCGATAAAAGTTTGCGGGTCAGGCTTGTCAAGGTAATCCATGACATCCTCCTCTCTTATTCAAATGCTTCCGGATTCCGCTTGTAAGCGATATAGGCATCCATCATAGCCGACACAGCGTCGATTTTCTGCTCGTACCGCTTCTTCATCAGCTTCCGGTTTCCGTTGGTATCTTCCATGGCGATGCAGTTGCCCATTGCATAGGTCATCAGCTCTTCGTCAAAGAGGAGCATCCGGTCTTCGGCCAGCTTCTTCAGCTCACCCAATGGAACGGACTCCGTCTTTGCGCCCTGAATGACTTTCTCAATGCCGAACGGGCCGTTCTCAGCCGCCCAGCGTTCCACAAACTCCTTGGCGTTGTATGGGTCATAGCCAAAGCAGCGGACATCATACCCACACGCAACGATGTACTCGTCCAAGTCCTCATAGACCTGCATAGGGTCCAGAACCGTTCCATCCAAAACGACAAGACTGCCCTCATCCATAAACTGCTCGTACTTATTACGCATAGCAGCGGGCAGCTTATTAAGTGTTCTGGAAGTAATGTAGTTTCTGGTCTTCACACCAAAGGAACCGTTACGCAGCGGGAACAAAAAGGTGAACGAACAGAAGTCGTCACCCTGAGAAAGGTCTCCGCCAAGCGCGCAAGCCATCTGCCAGTAATCGCGTTTGCGATGCGGCAGTGTCTCTTCGTAGGTGAAGTAATAGGTATAACCCTCCATCGGCAATCCGAAACGCTTGGCAAGAATATCATTCCTTGCGGCAGGCGCTTTCTCGGCGCGTTCCACATCAAGCTGATAAGTCTCGTAACTTACGGTCTTTCCGATGTTCGGGTTTGCCTTCATCCACATCTCCGGATAGCCGACCTCGTCGACAGAGTCGAGCTTGTACCACCAGATTGAAACATGCGGGTTTGGATAATCCCCTTTGAGAATGCTCATAAGCTCCATTTTGATGGTATCGCCGGCGCCGTTACGAACAGTACCCTCCGAACTGGTGGCCACGATCAGATAGTCGTCCACCTTGGAAGCGCCCTGCTCGATAGCGCCGATAACATCCTCGCGAATGTCGCCGGAGAGCCACTCGTCTACGGTTGCGATCTTGCATCGAAGACCTTGCAGCTTGTTGATCGACATGGGGCGGATCTCAATGAGAGAGCCGGTCAGAAAGTTCTCAATGCCTTTCTTGGTCGAAGCCAACTTGACGCGGTTGGCCTGCGAACCGGTCGTGTTCTGAAGTGAGCCTTGGGTCAGAAATTGGAATACGGGGCCGCGGGCTCTTGTGATGGCGGTGCGGATCGGTGACATGACCTCTTCGGCAAGCTTCATGGTTGGAGCTGTCGTGATCTGATGGGTCGTACTTGTGTCCACATTCTCAAAGAATGATTGGATGCACGAATCATAGATCGACTTAGCGGCGCCTCGTCCGACGATCAGGTATTGCTTGTTCACAAGCCGCTTCTTGATCATCTTCTTGACATAGTGCCCGCCTCGTCCGTCCGCGTTCGGCTCATAGACCGTGCGCTCCACAAAGTAATACCAGCCGAATACCTGCTCGCCCCACAGCTTGAAGCTGTCAAGGAGGTGAAGATCGGAACCATCCGTCAGGGTCATTTCTGCCTCGCAATACTTGATCCAGCCCTCAACGGCTTTATCATCGTAATAGATTCCTGGATTTGCGATCAGATCGTCGATCCGGTTCATCTCCATCGAAATCTCTTTGCAGACAGGGATCTCACCCCGAATCACCGCTTCACGAAACTTTCCGTAATACCGGGGAACAGCAGTATTCGACAGGGCCATTCAGTATTACCCCGCCTTCTTCTGCAACTGCTGAATTGCGAGAGCAATGCTCAGAGCCGAGCTGCCGACAGCCAAAACCGTTCCGGCGTTGTCAAGCACATCAGAAAGATAGCGGCGGCCTTTAGACACCGACTCCTTGGCAAACAGATCGTTGTACTGCCGTTCCAAAAGCTCGCGGTTGATCCGGTCGCGAAGCTCCTTGTCGGTCTTATTGCTCAGGTCCATCCGCTCTTTCTTCGTAGCATTGCGGCTGTCCTGATCCATCCTCTTCGCCCGATTGACAAGTTCAGAAGTGGCATCCACAGCTTTCTTGGTCGACTCAAGCTTGGAGGGCGGGGTCGGCTTTTTGGTCAGATCCTTATATTTGTTTTCCAGAGATAACCGATTGATTGCCTTTCTAAGGTCTTCATCTTTCATCTCTTTCACAGGATCTTTCTTCTCCTGCTGCTGAGCGCGGCGTTTTCCCTCAGAAGTGTAACTGCCGTCTGAATTCTGGAAACGGCGAACACCCCATTTCTGGCCTTTGATACCATAGTGGCAAAGTTCATCCATTTTGACTTTCCTCCTCTCTTGCGGCATTATCGG